TCCACCACCTCCTGAGCCCCCCAAGCTGACAAAAGAGCAGTTATTCGCCAAGCTGCAGGAATTGCAGCAGCAAATAGCCGCGCTTTCTAACTGAATGCGTGTTTTTGACGGTCGCGCATAACAGTGATACCATGAAGCGTACTGGCCCGTTGACCAGGTTTATCAAGGCCCACACATGAGCCAAGAAGTCGCAGCGGAGATCGACACCGCACAAGCCGCACCGGAACCCACGGCAGTTACGGAAGCGAGTCCTGTTGAACAGCAGGGAACTGAGCCGGAAGTCGAACAACAGGCAAAGACGTTTACTCAAGAAGAGTTGGACGCCATTGTCCGGAAACGGCTTGATAGAGAGCAGCGTAAGTGGGAGCGTCAACGGGCACAGCAGCCCGTGGTTGAGCAGCCTAAGCAGTTACCGTCTGCCGAGCAGTTTGAATCGACTGAAGCCTACGCGGAAGCGTTGGCAGTTCAGAAGGCCGAACAGCTACTGGCACAGCGGGAGCAGCAGAAGCAGCACACCGAACTGCTGGAGGCTTATCACGACCGTGAGGAGCAAGCCAGGGAGAAGTACGACGACTTTGAACAGGTCGCCTACAACCCCAAGCTGCCCATCACAACCGTCATGGCTGACACCATCCGCGCATCTGACATTGGCCCCGACGTAGCGTACTACCTCGGCACCAACGTCAAGGAAACGGAACGTATCGCTCGCTTACCGCCCATCCTGCAAGCCAAGGAAATTGGGAAGATTGAAGCCAAACTGGCCGACAACCCACCCATCAAACGCTCAACATCTGCACCAGCACCGATCACACCCGTCACCGCACGCAGCGGCAACAACCCGTCGTATGACACGACTGACCCGCGTTCCATCAAGAACATGAGTACGTCGGAGTGGATTGAAGCCGAACGAGCAAGACAGATGCGAAAGATGCAGGCTCAGGCAAATCGCTAAATTTGAAAGGAGCCCGCTGTGGCCAATAGCATTCTGACCATTGACATGATCACCAGGAAGGCCCTGGAGATCCTGGAAAACAACCTGGTGCTCACGCGCAACGTGAACCGCCAGTACGACGACAGCTTCGCTGTCGAAGGGGCCAAGATCGGCTCCACGCTGCGCATCCGCCTGCCGGACCGCGCTCTGGTGACTGACGGCGCCGCTCTGCAAGTGCAGGACGACAACGAGCAGTTCACGACCCTGACCGTTTCCTCGCAGAAGCACATCGGCGTGAACTTCACGTCCGCCGAACTGACGATGCAGTTGGACGACTTCGCGGATCGTGTGCTGAAGCCTCGTATCAGCCAGCTTGCCGCCAGCATTGACGCTGACGTGGCCAACGCGTTCAACAAGATCGGCAACTCTGTCGGCACGCCCGGCACCACGCCGGCCACCTCGCTGGTTCTGCTGCAAGCTCAGCAGAAGCTCAACGAGAACGCCGCTGTGATGTCGCCGCGCTACGCAACGGTAAACCCCGCTGCGAACGCTGGTCTGGTGGAGGGGATGAAGGGTTTGTTCAACCCCACCGACACCATCAGCAAGCAGTTCAAGAACGGCATGATGGGCACTGGCGTGCTGGGCTTCGAAGAAGTCAACATGAGCCAGTCCATCAAGCAGTTCACGACTGGCTCGCGCACCAACGGCACGACGGCGGCTGCAGTGACGACCGAAGGCGCGACTTCGATCTCGCTCACCGGCTTGGGCAGCACCAACACCGTTCTTGCTGGCGACGTGTTCACCGTGGCGGGCTGCTTTGCGGTGAACCCGCAGACCCGTGAGTCCACTGGCTCGCTGTTCCAGTTTGTTGCGCTCGCAAGCGTGACTGCATCGGGCGGCGCGGCAACGGTCACGGTTGCTCCGATGTACTCGGCCAGCCAGGCGCTGGCCACCGTCAGCTCTCTGCCGGCCAACAGCCAAACGGTCACGTTCATCGGCGCTGCGTCCACGCAGTACCCGCAGAACCTGGTCTACCACAAGGACGCCATCACGTTTGCCACTGCTGACCTGCTTCTGCCGCAAGGCGTGGACATGGCCAGCCGTGCCAACCACAACGGCATCAGCCTGCGTGTCGTGCGTCAGTACGACATCAACAACGACCGGATGCCCTGCCGGATCGACGTGCTGTACGGCTACGGCGTGATCCGCCCGCAGATGGCTTGCCGTCTCTGGGGCTAAACCGAAACGGGGGCGGCTAAGCGTATAGCGGCCCCCGTTCTGAACTTCATCTGAAAGGAACTCATCATGGCTCTCCCTAATGGCGCTGGTGGCTACCAGCTTGGCGACGGCAACGTCAACGACCCGTTCATTGACCTGACCGCAGATCCGGTGGCGGTTACCGCTACTGCAACCTTGACCCCGGCGCAAGTGCTGAACGGTCTGATCTTGGCCAACAGCGGTGTCACCGCCGCGGCCCAGACCTACACGCTGCCCACGGTCACGGATCTGGAAAACGTGCTGATCAATTCTGACCGGATCGGCACCACGTTCACCTTCCGTGTGGTCAACCTCGGCACGTCTTCCGCTACCGCGATCATCGCCGCGGGCACCGGCTGGACTGTCTCGGGTTCGCTGACCATGACGATCCCCGTTACGACCGGCGCAAGCATGGTTGCTCGCAAGAGCGCCGCCGGTGCTTGGACGCTGTACCGCGTGGCTTGATAAGGAGCCATCATGCCTGATACCAAAGCAATCGGCGTTGCCTACGCCGACCCGCTGTTCGAGAGCGTGACCGTCACGGGCGCCATCACTGGCGCTTCGGTCGCGGTCACGGGTGCTCTGAACGGCACGCAACTGGATCTGAACGCGCCCGTCACCAAGGCGGCTTCGTTCTCTCTGGCTGACAACGAGAACTTCGTCGTCTGCAACGGCGCGGGCAGCATCACCGTCACGTTCCCCACTGCGTCGGCCAGCACTGGCCGCGTGGTGTGGATCAAGACGATTGCTGCCCAGACCGTTGTGTCCGCGTCGTCCAACGTGCTGCCGATTGGCTCGGCTACTGCTGGCACCGCGATCCTCGCGGGGACGGCGGGAGCCAACGCCATGCTGGTGTGCGACGGCACCAACTGGGTCATCATGACCTCGTAAGCAAAACGGGGGCTTCGGCCCCCGTCTTCTCTATGCCCAACATCTATCTGCGTCACCCCATTCATGGCGCCAAGATCGCCACGCTGGAAATGGAAGCGGTTTACGATGAGCGTAGCGGATGGGAGCGGTATACTCCCGGCACCGAGGATGAACCCGACACCGCGCCGCCCGTGAACACGCTGGGCCGCCGCCGTCGCAAGGAGCCCGAGCATGTCCACCACCGCGGGTGACCAGATCAACCGCGCCCTGCGTCTGCTGGGCGTCTTGGCAGAGGGCGAAACGTCTTCTGCCGCCGTCATGCAGGACTCGCTGACGGCGCTGAACCAGATGATCGAATCGTGGAACACCGAACGGTTGTCGGTGTTCTCGACACAGGATCAGGTATTCAGTTGGCCCACCAGCACGATCAGCCGCACGCTGGGGCCTACGGGCGACTTTGTGGGCAACAGGCCCATTCTGCTGGACGACGCGACGTACTTCCGCGACCCCAGCACGAACGTCAGCTTCGGCATCAAGCTGATCAACCAGCAGCAATACAACGGCATTGCGGTCAAGACGGTTACGTCAACGTACCCGCAGGTGCTGTGGGTCAACATGACCTACCCCAACATTGAGATGTACATCTATCCAGTACCCACGCGGCTGCTGGAGTGGCATTTCATTTCGGTTGAAGAATTGACGCAGCCGGCCACGTTGTCCACGGCGCTGTCGTTTCCGCCAGGCTACTTGCGGGCGTTCGTCTACAACTTGGCGATGGAGATCGCGCCTGAGTTTGGCGTTGAGCCCAGCCCGCAAGTGCAGCGCATCGCCATGACGTCCAAGCGCAACCTGAAGCGCATCAACAACCCGGACGACATCATGAGCCTGCCGTACTCGCTGGTGGCGACTCGCCAGCGGTTCAACGTGTACGCCGGCAACTACTGATGAAAACGCCGATCCTCGGCTCCAGCTATGTGGCCCGCAGCGTCAATGCTGCGGACAGCCGCATGGTGAACCTGTTTCCGGAGATCGTGCCCGAGGGTGGCAAAGAAGCGGCATTCCTGCAGCGGTGTGCTGGCCTGCGGTTTGTTGCTGAAGTCGGCGGCGGGCCTATTCGGGGGCTGTGGAAATTTGGCGACTACCTGTACGTTGCATCTGGCGGCGAGTTGTACAGGGTTGACGGCAACTACAGTGTGTCGTTTCTAGGCTACATTGACGGCAGCGGGCCAGTCAGCATGGTGGATAACGGCGAACAGTTGTTCATCGCCTGCAACCCCAGCGCGTTCATCTACAACGCCGACACGGGCGTCTTTGCGCAGATCACAGACCCTGATTTTCCCGGCGCGGTGACGGTCGGCTACCTAGACGGCTACTTCGTTTTCAACCAGCCAAACAGCCAGCGATTTTGGGTGACGTCCCTTAACGACGGCACGCAGATTGATCCGCTGGACTTCGCCAGCGCAGAAGGCAATCCTGACGATGTGGTGGCGCTGAACGTCAACCACCGCGAAGTGTGGCTGTTTGGCACCAACACGATTGAGGTTTGGTACAACGCTGGATTGGCTGACTTCCCGCTTGCCCGCATTGCCGGCGCGTTCATGGAAGTTGGCTGCGCCGCTCCCTACAGCGTGGCCAAGTTGGACAACTCGGTGTTCTGGCTGGGCGCGGACGCCCGCGGCAACGGCGTTGTCTACCGCAACAACGGCTACAACGGTCAGCGCATCAGCACGCACGCCGTTGAGTGGCAGATCCAGCAGTACGATGTCATCAATGACGCCATTGGTTACTCGTACCAGCAAGACGGGCATTCGTTTTACGTCTTGACGTTCCCGACTGCCAATGCAACCTGGTGCTACGACGTCAGCACAAACGCTTGGCATGAGCGCGCCGGATGGGATGGCGTCAGATTTGTGCGGCATCGCAGTAACTGCCAAGCCAACTTCAACAACGAAATCTTGGTTGGTGACTGGCTAAACGGACTGCTCTACGCTTTTGACTTAGAGGTGTACAGCGACAACAATTTCGCTCAGCGCTGGCTTCGATCTTGGCGCGCGCTGCCGCCCGGCCAGAACAATTTGAACCGCACGGCACAGCATACGCTGCAGCTTGATTGCGAAGCCGGCGTCGGGGGTTCGGACTCTGCGACGTTCTTGCTACTGCTTGAAGATAGCGGTTATCTGCTGCTTGAAAACGGCGACTTCATTGCGTCGGTCAGCACAGGTAACATTTCCGGCGCGGACCCTAAGGTCATGTTGCGTTGGAGCGACGATGGTGGCCACACTTGGTCAAACGAACACTGGGCGGGCATGGGCAAGATCGGCGAGTACGGACGCCGAGTGTTTTGGCGCCGGTTGGGCATGACGCTGAAACTGCGCGACCGCGTGTATGAGATCAGCGGCGCCGACCCGGTCAAGATCGCCATCATGGGGGCCGAAGTGTTGATGTCTCCGACGAGGGCGTGACATGCAACTGGCCCCCCGCGTGCCGGCTTCGCGTGACCCGCTGGTAGATGCCGGGGCGCTGACCACCCGCGCTTGGTTCCGCTTCTTTCAGTTGCTGGAATCTTCAGTTGAGAATTCTGCGCTGCGTCAATACACCATCGCGCAAAACTCCACCGGGTTTACGATGGCCAAAGGCACGGCGGTGGGTTTTGCGGGCGTGGGCAGCAACAACGTGCTGTCGGTCGCGCCGTACTTGGCTGACGGCAGCACGCCCACGCTGTTCATTCTTGGAGTGCTGGCCGAGCAGATACCTGACAGCGGATCGACGGGGCTGTGCTGCGTGTGGGGCGAGGTCAGCGGCATCGACACCAGCGCGTTCAACGTCGGGGACATTCTGTACGCCAGCCCGACAGTGGCCGGGGCGTTCACCAACGTCAAGCCTACCGCGCCGAACAACGTGATCCCGCTGGCCGCAGTGCTGATCAAGAGCGCCACGACGGGCGTCATCTTTGTGCGACCCACGATTGAACAACAGTCGTACTACGGCGAGTTCACCCGCATCACCGATCTGAGCGCGGCGGTCATCAACACGGCGTACCCAATCGCGCTGACCAACACTGAGGTGGCTGGCGGGGTGACTCTGGCCGGCTCACCGACTGACCGGCTTCAAGTCCCGCAGTCGGGCCTGTACCAGTTCTCGGCCCGGTATCAGTTGTCGTCTACCAGTTCGTCCTTGAAAAACGCGCGGTTTTGGTATCGGTTAAACGGCGCAACCGACTTGGACCACAGCACCGCTATCGTGTCAGTTGACTCCAACAACGGGTACGCCACAATATCAACGTCCGAAGTCGTTTCATTGGCGGCAAACGATTACATTCAGTTGATGTGGGCGGTTGACAATACTGCACTCTCGCTGTCGGCAGTGGCGGCTACGGGTTACGCACCTTCCGCTGCTTCTGTGTGGGTGGCAGTCACTCAGGTTCAACAGTAAGAGGACACTATGGCGATCAGCCTTTCCTTGTACGCGGGCGCAGGCGCTCAGTTCTTTGACAACAACGGCGTGCCGCTCAACGGCGGGCTGATCTACACCTACGACGCAGGGACCACTTCACCCGCATCGACGTACACCGACTCGTCTGCAGCGACCAACAACACGAACCCCATCGTGCTGGACAGCGCAGGCCGCACGCCCGCGCAGATCTGGCTGACGGCAGGCGCGGCGTACAAGTTCATCCTGCAGACGTCCACAAACGTACTGATCAAGACGGATGACAACATCTACGCCTCGTTTGAATTGACCAAAGAGGTCGGTATTGCGGTTGGTTTGGGTGGCAATCAGATCACCACCAACGTCGCGGTGGGCAACACGGCGCTGGATTCCAACACCACCGGCACCAACAACACGGCGGTGGGCTACGACGCCATGACGGCGACCACTGACGGCATCCAGAACTCGGCGTTTGGCGCCGGGGCGTTGGACGCCAACACGGGCGGCGACTACAACACCGCGCTGGGCTACAACGCCCTGACGACCGCCACCACTGCCAACTACAACACGGGCGTGGGCTACCGGGCGTTGAACGCGGTGGCCACCGGCAGCAACAACACGGCGCTGGGCAGCGACGCGCTGCTTCTGGCCACTGGCGGCGACAACACGGCTGTGGGCTACCAAGCCGGCAACAGCCTCACGACCGGCGCAAACAACACGGTGATCGGGTTTGACGCTGACGCGTCATCGGCCACGGTCAGCAACGAGGTGACGATTGGCAACTCCAGCGTCACGTCGTTCCGCATACCCGGCCTGACGCTGACGTTCAGCGTGAAGTACTTCAACCACGGCACGCTGACGGTGGCTACACTTCCGGCTGCGGCCACCGCAGGCGCTGGAGCCCGGGCTTTTGTGACCGACGCCAACGCCACGACGTTTACGTCGATTGTGGCCGCAGGTGGGGCGAACGGCGTTCCTGTGTACAGCGACGGCACCAACTGGCGCATCGGGTGAGGTAAATCATGGCGACCCAAAATAACTTGCTCGCGAAACCAATTGATCTTCGGTCTGTTGACTGGTCTAAAGGCTCGCAGATCATCAATGGCATAACGTACTCACCTCAGTTTGAAAACCAAACTCCAGGTGAGGGCGGGCTTATGGAAGGTGGCACGCTAGTCGCCATCCAGCGGCATACGCCGGGACAAAGTACTTTTGACACGCTTGACCCGACAACAGGGCAGGTAATTGGTACGTATGAGGGGGCAGAAGATAGCGGGTTTTTTGGCAATTTGGTCAGCCACGCCGGCAGCATTGGTAAGGACGTGGCGCCGTTGGTGTTGGCCGCTCTAGGTGTCAATGCTTTAGGCGCAGGGTTGGGGCAAGCCAGCATTTTTGGCCCGGGTGCTGCTGCCGGGGCTGGTGCTGGTGCTGGTGCTGGTGCTGGTGCTACGAACCTGACGCCCGCTGCGCTGGAAGCCGCCATTGGCACGCCAGGCTACGGGTACAACGCTGCTGCTGCCGCGTCGGGCATCACGCCGTCTGCTGGCTTTGCAGGCATGTCGGCTGCTAATTTCGGTATGACTGGCGCGCAGACCGCCGCGTATGACGCAGCAATTGCAGCCGGAGCCACGCCGGCTGCCGCTGCGGCTGCGGCTGCCGGGGCCGGAGCTGGTGCTGGAACCGCTGCGGGAACCGCTGCCGGAGCTGGTGCGGGAACCGCTGCCGGAGCTGGTGCTGGTGCGGGAACCGCTGCGGGAACCGCTGCTGGAGCTGGCGCCGGTACTGCCGCTGGTACTGCTGCCGGAACCGCAGCTACGACCGCCGCAACAACCGCCGCTACCAACGCCGCCACTGATCCCTTCGCGTATTTGTTGCCGGCCATCGGCTCGTTGATCAGCGGCTACACACAAGGGCAGTCCGCTAAAGAGGCGGCGGAGGCAACTGCTGCGGCGTCTACGCGGGCGGCGGAAATGCAGCGCGACGCGCAGCGCGAGGCGCTGGCGCTGCAAACGCGGATGTATGACGAGGCGGTTGCCCGTCAGCAGCCGTACTACCAAGCCGGCACCAACGCGCTTGCGCAGATGCAGCAGCGCACCAACGCCATGCCGGAAGCGTTCCAGTATGGCGGCGAGATTCCTCAGTTTTCGTACAGCGGCCAGCAGCCGGCAGCGTTTCAGTACACCGGCCAGCAGCCGACGTTTGAGTACAAGGGGCAGCAGCCAGAAGCGTTCAAGTTCACGGCTGAGAATTTCCAAGCTGATCCTGGCTACGGCTTTCGGTTGAGCGAGGGTTTGAAGGCGCTGGAGCGCAGCGCTGCTGCGCGTGGCGGTCTGCTGAGCGGCGGTACTGGCAAGGCGCTGACTCGTTTTGGCCAAGAGATGGCGTCTCAGGAGTTCGGCAACGCTTACGGTCGGGCCTTCAATGAGTACGGCGCAGCGCGTCAGCGCGAGCAAGAGCAGTACGGGCGGGGGCTGACCGCTTTTGACATCGCCCGCCAACGCGAGGCGCAGGAGTACGGGCGCGGGCTGACCGGCTACGACATTGGTCGGCAGCGGGAGCAGGAGCAGTATGGCCGGGCGCTGACCGGCTACAACGCGCTGCGTTCGCGTGAGAGCGATATGTATGGCCGGGCGCTGACCGGCTACAACGCGCTGCGCCAACGCGAGGCCGATCAGTACAACCGTCTGGCTGGGCTGGCCGGCATCGGCGGCACGACGGCGCAGCAACTGACCGCTGCGGGTCAGAATTACGGCAGCCAAGCCGGTAACCTGATGGCCAACACCGCGACCAATTTGAGCAACCTTGCCATGCAGCAGGGGCAGACCGCAGGCAATGCGCTGCTGGCGCAAGGCGCGGCGTATGGCAGGGCGTTTGGCGATCTAGGCTACTTGGGCGGCCAGTACCTCGGTTATCCTCGCCCGTAAGGAACGGACATGGCACTCAACTTCGGCATCCTCTCGCAAGTTCCTTCGTTCGGCCAGCAGTTCGCAGCCGGCCAGCAGGCCGCGCAGGCGCAGCAGGAGCGCAACATGCTGCGTCAGGCGCAAGTTGAACAGATGGCGATGCAGCGCGAGAACATGCTGGCGCAACGTGAAGACCGAGCGGCGGTAACTCAAGAGCGGCAAGCGCGGCAAGCGCGGGCGGCGCAACGTCAACAGTTTTTGACCGGCGCGGCAGAAGCGCTGGCACAGGGCGGTCAAAAACTTGATCGACCCACGCTTACAAAGGTGCTGCAGTCTGGCGTTCAGGCCGAAGAGCCTTCGTTGATTCAGTTTGCCCGCGAGAGTTTGAAGGCGTTGGATGAAGAGGAGTTGTACCAGCGCGAGAGCCAGCGCCTAAGCGCCGCGCCTGGCGCTGCCCCTACACGCGAAGAAGTGCTGAACATGCTTCGCAGCCCAAGCCCTCGCGTGCGTGAGCAGGGCAAAGCGCTGTTGCCAACGCTGCCAACCCCTGAAAAGCCGATGGTTGTTGCTCCCGGCGCGTCGGTGTTTCAGCCCGGCTCAACCACGCCGATATTTACTGCGCCGACAAAGCCAGAAACACCAAGACTGCAAGATCGTTTTGTTCCAGTTGGTAAGTTGATGTTTGATCGGCAAGAACAGAAATACATACCACCACCGCAAGCGGCCATCGCGGCTACGCAAGAGCGCGGGACAGCAGCGCCTGCGCCGGCTAAAGAGCCTGCCGCCAAGCCGCTTACCGCTGCGCAAGAGGCAACGCGGCGCGACAAACTGGGCAAGGAATTTAAGTCGGCTTCGTCTGCGTTGCAAACAACGCAAGACGTGCTGGACTCGATTGCCGCAGTTAAAGATTCGCCGGGGCTGTCAAGAGCAACC